TGCTCAAGCAGATACTTCTTAATGTTTTGATTGTTGACACGACGCACTAAAAACTCGTAGCAGTCGTTCTTTGTGATGAACTCGTAAAGCCGAGACCAATCTATTGGCGTGTACCGAGTGGTCTTCCTTAACTTGACCTTACCATACGAGGTTTCTAAACCTGTAGTATTGGGACCTAGTTCTTTTATCGCACTCAGTAAGTAATTTTCTAGCTTGCGTTTCTCCTTACGCAAAGCAGCTAACTCCTTATCCAACTTAGCTTTAATCACCCGCATATCTTCATTAGTTTGCCCCAGGGCCTTAACGACCTGGGCGACTTCTTCTATTTCTGCCATACTAAATCTCCCTACACCTGCATTGTGGGGTACGTATTGAACTAAGTCAAGTACTGTAGGTTATATATCTACGTGGAGAATATCGTTATAGAGATTCACGATCTGGGTGTGGGTCTTTAATTTATCAGACAGCATACGGTAGAGTTTTGACTCCGCTGCGCTCCCCGCTAAGCGCGTAATCGTCATCTTTAATTTTTGAGCGGGCCGTGCGATACGGGCGTTACTTTGAAGGTACTGCTCCACACTCACGACAGGGCTAAACCACACCACGCTGGACGCAGCCGTTAAGTTAAGCCCGTGGCCTGCGGCTGCAGGTTGACAGACGAGGACCTTCGTTTCGGGAAACTTTTGAAACCTCTCAATAATTTCTGAGCGTTTGCGTAAAGAGACTCCGCCCATAATAACTTCTGCACCAATGCCTCTCGTATTAAGGTGTTTTTGGACAAGCTCAATCGTGTGTCTAAAGGGACAGAAAACAAGAACCTTACTTAAAGATTCCGCTATTAGATCCTCGACCACCTGTAATCTGTTACTTATGTCGAACTCTATAACTTCGCCAGAGTCACTATAACAACACCCCCCACTGATTTGTAAGAGCTTGTTGAGGTTGGTGGCGGCGTTCACGGCTGTCACCTGATTCCCACTTTTCTTATGGTCTAATAAAAACTGATCTCTAAGAATCCGGTAGTAGTGTGTCTGCTCTTTAGTCATTTCAACAATACGATCTACATACACCGTGTCTGGGAGGTCCAAACAGGACTCTTTTGAAAATCGAATAGCAGGCTGAAGTATCCTGTGCACAACGCTAGTAGCGTCGGGTTTAGGAACCCACTTAAAGCGCGAGACGGGGTACATCGTTAGATCCCTAAAGCGGGTTTTATTAGCAGGAAGCCCCTGAGCTTCGCGCCTTTCGGGGGATAAACAAATCGCAGCTAAGCCGTAGGCATCCACTGGACTCTGTGTTGCGGGGGTACCTGTGAGTATCCAGCAGCTTGTATCAGTACCTTTTAGTCGAGCGAGCGTTTTAAATCTTCGAGTGCTCGGGTTCTTGTAGGCGTTTGCCTCGTCTATGATGATAAGATCAAACCCTCCCTCCGCGATCTCATTCTTTACAGTAGAGATACCATCAGGATTGATGATGATCCATTCATAGGCGGGCGCTCGCTCAAGAATGTTTATCCTCTTTGTTTTAGTGCCGTGACAAACCGCCGCAGTACGGTGGGGGGCGAAAGTGTGTAGGTCGGTGATCCAAGTTGCCTGTAAAGTACTAAGGGGGGCCACCACATGAACCCTAGAAACAAGTCCTTGATTTATAAGGTGGTCTGCTGCCCAAATGCAACTAGCAGTTTTACCCGTACCTTGTTCATTAAAAACCATTGCAGATTTTTGATTTAGTACTAAGTGGTCAGCGGTCTTGATCTGGTGGGCCATAGGCGAAAGTCCTGGCCATGAGTACCCCTGCATTGGAGAGGGTATGTTTTTCATCTTGAGCTCGGCCAACTTCTGAGCTGTAGTCACTCCCCAATTCATCGCCATAGTATAAATACCTTGGCCATCAGTGTTTAAAACTTTAGAAGTTGGTATAGCTTCTTCTACGCGGTCTGGCTTTCGTGTCTTCAACACGAGAACCTTATCAGCAACAATCTCCATTATTTCTTCTTGGCTACTTTCTTTTTCTTTGGAGCGTTTTTCTTAACACTCCCGTCTGAGTTACGACTAAATGATCTATTCTTGCTAGGTGAAACGCTCCGCAAGTTAGAAGGTTTATTCGTGCCCCCTTTACTGAGGGGTCGTTTGTGGTCAATATCCTGACCTTTTACGTCAGTAATCTTTCCATCCTTGCCAGGGTTCTTAGCTTCGTACCTAGCTCGTTCACGGGCGTTTCTTGGTTTTCGTTCGTTTCGAGCTTTTTGCTGACGGTACTCTTTTTTGTACGGTCTTTTTTTGTTTACGTATGGCACCCTTCTTCCTCCCTGCCTTATCTAAGGCTATGGCAACCGCTTGATCTTTTGGTCTGCCTGACTCCATGAGCTCTCGTATATTATAACTAACTGCGTTTTTGGAACGTCCCTTCTTCAGTGGCATCTAGTTCCTCCTGTTCCCTCAGTGGTACTTCCATTTCTAGTTCCTCCTGTGACTGCAAGTATTTCCGACGTAATCTAATCTCTGTATCAATGTAAAATTTAGCTTTCTCTAAATCTTGGATTCCAAAATCTGAGGTATCCTTTACCCCCGCACGCACGCAGTATTTTAAGACAGACCCGAGGGGAAAACTTAAATGCTGCGAAATTGTAAGAGGCTCGACTGTCTCACCACAGCTCCCACAGAAAAAGGGGACGCCCGTATACCAGCGGGGTGCGTGAACTTCATCATGTTTACGGGACATCTATTCCGCCCCCCAGTCAATTACCCGGGGAAACGCTGCCAGCGCTACGTCAGCTACCCCGTTAGACTTTTCGCTTTCAAGGAGTCCTTGAAACAACTTGTGAATTTCAATAGGTGTCTGGACTCCGTATAGAGACTCGAACAACTGCTCTAAAATTTGGTACCTCCCCTCTTGGGAAAACTCGTGCCGCAGCGTATCCAGGTGTTCCAGCTTCGCTTTGCACAATCTAGTTTGCATATCTACGAGTGTGTGAGTATGAAGATACATCGGCCTATCCTTCCGTTAAAAAGATCCATTATATTCACAATCCGTAACAGGACAAAAATTCTTACAAGTAAAATTCGATTTGGGGTTCCACGTATCAGCCTCGAAACTAGCGTGAAGGCGTTTCACATCAGCTCTCCAAGGAGCCCAGTACTCCTCTTCTTTGTCCCGTATAAAAGTGGCATCCACTAACTCACCAGGAATAACAAACAGTAACCCCCCTCGTATTTCGTCTAGTTCTTTCACATGGTTAAACAACATCAAAGAAAGTAACTGCAGTTGCTTCGTATCGGCATATTGAGATTTGCCCGTTTTATAATCTACTAACAGCGCGTTCTTTCGATCTGGACTCAACCGTATATAATCTGCAATCCCCCGAACCCAAGCACGCTTCGTGTCTCCAAAATCGCATACTTCGAGTTTTTCAGTAAGCGCCATCTTGTGCTCAAAGAGATGCTCCCCTGGCTGGTCTTTGACAAGAGAGTCAACATACGGTTCGATGTACTTATACTTACGGGGCATCGGAGTACCGTCGCGTCCGTAGTGTTCTGCTGCCTCGTGAGCCTCCTTACCGTACACAAGATGATCTCGCTCCGGCTCGGACACATCCTTCGCTACACGAGTACGATAGAACTTACGAGGACATAAGTTGAAGTCGCTCAAACTGCTGTAGCTAAATGTGAAGTTGCTCACGTAGCTCGCTCCTGAGTTTTCTTATCCACCGCTATAGCTAACAAATCCCTCATGTGTAGATCAAATCTATCCACCCCAGACAAAGTAGTGGTCCTCAAGTCCTCCTCGGTAATATCGTACACCCCCAATTTAAAGAGGTGCTCTACAGTGGGTCGTGCGAACTTAAAACCTTGAGCGTCAATCTTATCCTGTTTGCGCTGCTTGACTTCGTTCTCTCGTTTCTGTTTCTGAGATTCTAAAAAATCCCTCTTCGCGAAGGCTATCCGCTTCACATCGGCGGCGGTCAACTCCTGAGGATTCTGGACGTTATTGAGGTATGCGGGATTGGCGAGGTCCTCCTCTTTTAAGTGTAGACCTCCGTAATTCCAACTCCCTTTTTGTCGGTTGTAAGCAGTTCCAGCTCGGAACGCTTGCTCAGCTAAACTATTCAAGAACGGTTTT